ATCATACAGTCTTCTGACTTGCGTATATATTTCTTGTGCTTATCTCCGAACCGATACGGGATAGTCTTTTTTCGCTTTTCAGGCTTTTTAGCTTTCTTCGCCATAGATATCCTCCTCGATCTCCGATGTGTCCTCCAGCTCCGGATCAGCCTGTGGGTTCGGCGACCAGTTTTCTTTGTCTTTGTTCTGAAGATAACTCAGAGCGGCAGATACATTAGGAGCAACCTTTTTGATTTTGCGCTTAGTGCTTCGTCGACCTCTGCTGTCAATAGTTATTTCTTCCTCGACATACTCGCCGCCCAGAGCTGCAGACAGTAACGCACGTTCCACCTCGGAGTTCACAAGCTCGGGATTGGCGTCAAGAAAGCTTTTCAGCTCTGTGTGTCTTTTCTTGTACTCGGCAGCAAACTTTTTACGCTCAGACTTATCCGAGGTATTAAGAAAAGCCTCGGTCAACTCGCCAAGGCTTTTAATATCAGTCTTTATTTTGAGATCATCTACACCGTCCACCGCCTGACTGAGCAGGTCAATAGCCTGTTTTCGTTTTACATTCACCTTAACACCTCCATCAAAAACATAGGGCTGTGCGCCCCTGTGAGCGGTCTTACCGCTTAAAAGTAAAATTACCCTGCCCTGATTTTTAAAACGCGCTATAACGCTGTTGAACGCCGCTAAAATGAAATTATCAAGGCAAGGCTGCGCCATTCGGATATTTTTCTTTCAAAATCCCGTTGACGACCGTATGTGAGCCAATCTCAGGCACAGAGGACGAATCAACCCTGTGCCGTTAATCAGATCTTGTCTAGCTCAGCGGAAACATCAAAGTAATGCCGCTTGCCATTAATATCGCAGTAGAGTGTACAGCGTTTTCTACGTTTGCTGTATTTTACTATGCAATGCTCTCTGCCTGTGAGTATTCCGTCGGTGATAGTTACTCTGCCGTCCTTTATGTAACCACGGCTGACAGTCAGATATTCGGTATCCAGTATCCACCGCAGTCTGACTTCCTCTGCCATTGGGAGCGGCGTGGGCGGTCTGCCAAGAAATCTTACTACGCCCGATGTATTTTTGACGACGTAGTACAGATCATCGGTAATCCTTTCAGCCGTAATAAAAACATATCCCGGGAAAATCAGCCGCCGCACCGTGTGCCATTCACCTTTTCTGCGTTCCAGCAGATCGTGAGTAGGAGCGTAGGCGGATATTTCTTTATCTCTCAGGGAAGAAACAATATCGTGTTCCTTGCCGCTTTGAACGTGAACCACAAAAATCATACCGTATCGCTCCTTTTCTCCTCGAGGAACTGCGCCACATCCTTGTACAGATCGGGGCGTTCCCGTGCCATAGCCTCAAATACCATTGACTTGACCTGCTCAAATCCGGCATTCAGAATGTCCTCGTTTTTCAGATCCATATTCTTTTTGTAGGCGGCTGCTTTTACCAAACTTGTGGCTTGCTTAAGCAATGCGGCTGGGTCTATGCTCTGCCATTTTTCTTCGGGCGTATTCTGAATTGACTCCAGAACGTTGTGGGAAAGTAACCTGATGATGCCCTCACTTGTATCGAGGGCGGGATACTTGTTTATCTCTTCCATTATTACCCTGAAATTTTCCTGAGCCATTCTGAGAGTTTCAACACTTTCATTCAGATTGGCGGCATATCTGCACACCGAGGAAATCGAGATCGGCTGCTCTGTCTGCTCCTGAATATAGTCGGCTATTTCAGCATAGGTAAAATCCGCTTTCATCATATCTTCGACGGTAGCCTTAAGCTCAGGAGACAGCTTGTCGATCTTTGAATGCTTTCTGCGTTTTCTTGCCATAACAGCACCCCCTACAGCTTAATGCAGGGATCGCTGATACCTCCGGCAAGAAGACTGATACCCTTTGCCGTAAGCTTTGCCTCAAGCTCGTCGAAATCGCTGTCAGCAAGCGTGGCAGGTTCTTTTGAGATGATCGTCCTCAGATGTATATATCCTGCTTCATACAGGTAGTTCACGCTGTCGGTGATCTCGCCCTTGGTTATGTCAGGCAGAGCATATTCAACGCTCCTGAGTTTATGATACTGATACCTGAGCATATTGATCGTGCGCATAACAGAGCCGTTGTTTTCTTTGAAATTTCCTGCGCGGATAAGCTGCATCTGCTTTTCCATATCCATACTATTTTTCTCCCTTCATCTGCATTAAAATGTCCATTATCTTGTCAAGCTTCTGCTCCGTCTTAAGCTGCTCGCGGTAAAAGTCCTCTTTGGTCAGATAGTTCTGCTTGACTTCGGTAATGTCCGTCTTGCATTTGTCGAACTCTTCCTTAGAAACGTAATTTTCTTTGACCTTTTCAAGTCCGCTTTTGCACCTGTCTATATCGTCCATAGTACGTTTCAAAAAGTATGTGATAATTCCTATTCCGCCCGTAAGCACCAGCTGAAATATTATTGTGAAAATTTCCTGACTAGTCATAAATAAAACACCCCCAATATATATGAAGTACCGTTATTGCTATAATAACTATACCATATATATTGGGGGTAGTACACGCGAAGCGTTTCTTCGAGTTTTTGCACTCATATATCATCAAAGGTGAGTTGTCCTTCAAGTGGAGCATTTTGTTTTTCTTTTCGTATATCAGATGTAATATCACGAATTCTGCGGGATGACAGGCTATACTTATTAACCAGATACCTTATATTGTAGCCGTTATAGTCATTTCGTATTTTCTCATCTCTTGACGGTCTGAATATAGAATCTGCTTCAGCCACGTACACATTGTCGCCGCCAAATCGTTTCACCAATTTGATATATGCATTTTCACCTATACAATCATACAGTTCCTGTTGATTTTTAGGCAGCAAATCGTATATGACATTATGTTCCGGCACATTTCTCACCTCGTTTAGCTCTGCGCTCGGCGGTATTCACGTAACGTTTTAATTGTTCAATAAGCTTGGAGCATTGCTCCTGATCTATCCAGCGGAACGGTTCTTTTTTTGATGCCGTAACGCCCAGTACCTTATCTATCGCGCCCAGCAGTCTGTCTCCAACGTCAGCGGATCGCGGATTGAGATCAAGCTCTTTTAGCCTGTAGCAGTATCTCCAGCATAGTCGCTGTTGTTCCGGAGTAGCCATACCGTTACAGCCGATCTCACTGCTGTCGGACTCAGCCTTCTTCTTGGGTTTTGTATTATGAAGCGGATGATTAGGATTTGACAGCTGCATACGTTTGATCAGCTCGCTCTGAACAGCCTTGAAATCGCTGTCGTTAAGCTCCTTGACTGACTCCTTACCTGTTATACTGAAAATGACCTCGTGGAGCATATCATCTCTGTTTTTACCTACAATACCGAGACCTGCGCCCAGCCCGTAAATTCGCTTTATCTGTTCCTTTGTAATAGCTGCCATATCCAAATCAACTCCTATCCTTTATTTTACCGCAGTAAATGCAGTCTTTGGCGTGCGTTCCACTGTAATTGCACTATCTATCATATCCACAGCTCTGTCAACAATATCATCGGTGATCATCTCATGGTTGAGAGTAAGCAGTCTTTTGAAATTCTGCCAAGCCACAGCTTCGGCTATGAGATAAGCGTTTTCCTGTGCTGACCTTTCGTCCAATCCGCCGAGCTTCATAAGATTTTTAACATCATTACTGTAATTTGCACCTTTCAGCTTTTTCTCCAGAGCCTTGCGGGACTTATCGTCAAGCTTCATACCGTCCAGTATCTGCTCCACACTGCCGTCCTTTATGTACTCCTTGTTATACACGGCTGACAACAGCCTTTTTGCAGGTTCTGACAGCTTGTAAGTGATTTCTTCTTTGACTACGTCACTGTAAGCCTTGCCGAATATCTCCTTAAGCATTGCGGGATAGATCAGCTTAACGCTGTCGGCGTTGGTGACTGTTATGGTATTGCCGCTTATGTCTGAATAGACAGCGGACTTGAATTTTGTGTCCTCCAGATCGGCTTCCGAAGCTTTGAGGATATCCGCTTCGATACTGTCAGCCTCGGATTTTAATTCCGATATTTCAGCCTTTATTTCAGCGTAACGCTGAACTTTTTCAGATAAATTCATATACTGCCTTTACCTCCTTGAAAATCTCCTCAGCGCACCTTCTGCAGGTGTCTCTGCCTTTTATGGACTTTACATCTTCCACCGCTCCGCAGTAGCAGCAGGTCGGTCTGTGCTTGCG